CATCTTGTAGCTGTGTTAGGATGCTACCTAGTACGCCACCAACTTTGCCCTTGAACATGTCAGCTTCGCTGGAACCAATTTGGTCGCGAATTGTATCAAGCAGAGCAGGCATTTGCTCGTTCTGCATTTTGCTTACATCTTCAATGAAGTCTTGTACGCTGTCTACCATATCTTTGGCAGCTAAGATAGCTTCGCTCTTGGCCATTTCGCTTTCGGTGAGTGGACGGTGTTCGTCAATCCAACGATTAAGGCCTTCACGCACCATTAGAAGTTCCATGTATTTTGGATTCTTCTCTGCTGAGTGAGCGCCAAAGCTTCTGCGAACTTGGTTAAGGTTTTCGCCAAGCGCATGGCTCATGCGGCGGGCCTTCTCCAGGTTGAGCTTGTCGTAATCAATACTAAAGCCAAAGCGGCTCTCATTGACTTTGTTGATCTTCTTAGAAGATGGTTTGTATCCGAGTTCTTGTAATTTCATGGTTTCCTGTCCCAAACTTTATTATATTTAGCCGCCCACAAGGTTTTTTGTAACCGTTCTTGAGCATGTTCAAGCTGTACTTTAGCCTGTCCTATACGTGTTGTAAACAAGTCCACTTTGAACCAATCCTGGCGAATCAACGCCTGTTTATAACCGTGCTGATAATATCCTATATCATTACTTAGCTTAAAGATTTCTGAATCAACTGTAAGCAGTTCCTGCGCACGTGCAAATGTATTGCGACTTAGATAGTAGCAGTAGAACACTGCCGCTGCCTTGTCATGGAAATCATGCATTCTGTCCCCGTATGCAGTGCATACTTCCCAGACTCGATTAGATGTTCCTTTTACCTTGTATCTACCAATCATATAGCCATTGGCACCATACGGAATGCAAAGTGAAGGATTTTGTTTTATGAGCTCATTGGCTTGTTCTGTGGTCCAAACGTTGAGATATTCCATAAAAAAGCCGACCAAGGCTTGGCCGGCTGCGATCTTTTCACTTCGCTCTTTTTTAGATGTTTTTGTGGTATGTAATGCGCCCGTTTTCATTTTTGCGGTAAAGTACGTCCTTGTTGACCAGTGAGTTTGCGATTACGATATCTCGCTCATTGAGGTCTTGTCTATGCACTTCACCCTCGCTGAATTTTTCTAGTAGGTCTGCTTCTTCGTTGGTAATTGGAAGCTGTAGAGTATTTAAGAGTTCAACTATCTTCACGATTTATTTCATTACAAGATGTACAAGTAAGCCAATTACTGCTGTCATCAATACACCGATAACTGTAGTGCCTATAGTTATTAGTTGTTTGTTTTGCTGGTTTCCAGACTCAGCCAAATGCTGTCGAATGAACACCACGTGTTCTTCCAACTTGTCCATACGGGTTTCGAGTCCGTCAAGTTTGGTTTCCAATTGCTTGTACCTTTCAGCGCATAATTCTACGTGCGCTTCAAGGTTTTCCTTTTCAATATCTGTCGTTGGCATGCCAGCCATAATTATCGCCCTTTGTGGTAATGCTGTCTGATGTGTGCCAGTGTGTGCCAGGAAATGTGCCTTAATGAACGCTGTAGCATTTAATAAATTATTTATCTAGATGTTGTCTAAATCCATCAGTCCATCACGGAAATAGATGTTACGAATCGCACCTTGTGTGTAGAATATAGGCAATAGAAACCTTGCGGTTTCCGACAGGTATGTTATGACCGGTACTTTGTCAAAGTCTTGTTCTAGCAGTGCTAGGTTGTCATCACCTTGACGAAACACACCATCAGCTTCTACAGAAAAATTCCAGGCCCAGACCTTGTGTACGCCTTCATACAATTCGCCAAACTTAACATACTTGAGATTTATTTCTATTGCTCTAGGGCCGTCAATGATAGTGGGCTGTGCTCGCAGGCCTATCGCTTGTAGCACTGTTTCCCAGTTGCGTTGTTGATTGCGTTCAAACTCGTTGGTGCCATTGGCATGAGTAACACCTGTTTGTGTTACATCAACAAGAGTGATTCCTGAGAAATAGTAAGGCGCTGTCATACAGATATTTAGTCACAAAAAAAGCACCCGGAGGTGCTTTTAATGTTTCAGTTGTTAACTGATTACGGACGGCGTAGGTTGAAACCAACTGTGGTTCCTTCAACCAATGCTGCACCAAGTGCGACACCGTTTGTGGTACCAAGTGCTTGCACAGCAGTTTGTGCGGCTGCATTGCCGGTCCAACCACTACGCTCAACCAAGATGCTGATTTGAGCACCAAGGTGACCAGCGACTGATCCAAATCCACCATCAACTTGATAAGCCAACACAGTTGCGTTTTGGCTAATTGTGTTCAATACAGCTTCAACTGCGCCGCCGGCGCCTAGTTGTGCTGCCAAGTTGCCTGAACACTCAACACGGAATGTGGTAAGTGGACCTACAACGCCTGTTGCAATTAGTTGTGCATTTGCGTCACTACGTGTTGCTGAGCCTGTGTTAAATACGGAACGGGCATCTCCGTTTACTCTAGTTACTAAAGCCATTTTATTTCTCCTAAGATGTTTAGCGCATTTCGCGCATGTAGATATTTATGATCTTGCGCCAAAAACTATTTGTTAGTAGTGAGATTTGACCATTGTTAGAATGTCCAACAACGGTGATCTAGAGGAGATATCACGTACCAATTGCCGGAATGCCATGTTATGTTGGGTTTTATCGTGGTCTGCCCAGTCTCCAACTATTCTGCGTACCTGACGTAGATCCTGTGCTTGAATGCCCAAATAACTTTCTAGCTTGAGTAGCATGGATCTGTTTAGTGTGTGCTGACTACCACCATTGATCATGTTTCTAAAATACGTTCTCAACTGTAGCACAGGCGGACTGATCTTTTTGTCCACGTCTATTTGTTCTGCATAATCGTCTTGATTGCTTAATACTGATATCAAGTTGGCTAGATCTGTGGTGCTGGGGCGCATTTTGTCAAACTCATTGAAGCGCATGGTTTGGCTGGCATAGGCACGAGCCGCAGGTTCATTTAGATATCTCAGCATCTCCAAACACAGTATGCTCATGAACAGCATTTCGCCCAGTTCACGTGCAGTTTTATTGCCTAGGTTGCCTTCATATCTAAACAGTCTTGCTTCAGTCAGTTCAGTTAAAAAGTTCATGCGTCATTCTTGGCCAAATTGGCCGCTGTGAATCCCAGTCGGTCCACCAGTTTAATTTTGCTTTGTCCGCCACCAAACACATAGCCTTCGTGACCGGGTTTGTTGCCAGTGAATGCTTGCACATCTGCATCTGCAAGTCCTGCATCAATTTGTTGTTTGATTGCCAGCTTGAGATTGTACACTGCCACCCAGACTGCAAATACACCTTCAAGTCCAGCACGGCCCTCTTTGTATAGATAGCCGTCGGCATTGCCCAGTAGCTTGGCTTGTGCAGGTCCACTCAGTTTGGTTGCTAGGTAACTGTAAAAGCCTTCCAGCATGCCAGAGAAGTTGCCAGCACTGATCTTGCTAGTGATAAAAGGACTGATAGCACTGATCACGCCCTTGGCTTTCATTGCTGTTAGGTCTTGTGTTAGTTTAGAGATTGCAGGTGAGTACTTGCTTAACACTGCATTGGCTGCACCAACTGCATTGTTGTCCACTGCTACCTTGGGTGCGGCTGGCATGTCACCAGACACAAATACCACAGGACCTGTTGCAGGCAAGTTGCCAATACCTGCTAGAGGTTGATCTGGTGCGTCAATGTCTGCAAACATGGTGTGTACTGCAATGCTGGCTACACTGGCACCAATGCGTTTGCCTAGTGGACTATCTGCTCGCACACGATAGGTCACGGTGTTGGGTTTGAATACATAAAAGCCGTTTTGTACATCGGGCTTGCCCACGTACAACAAGTCACCCCAGTAGAAGCCTTTAGTACCTGGTGGTACAATTTTATTTAGAGCCGGAAACAGCACATCCATCTTGGCATACAAGTCGCCACGACTGGCGCCACGGTTGGCATCATATTGACGAAATGCTTCAGGACTGGTCACACGACCCGATCCGTCTTTTTTATCAAACATGTACTTGTCGCATAGTATCAGCTGACCATCTACATTGCGGCCAAATATCAGTGCAGGAAATCCGTCCCACTTGATACTGAGGGTTTTTGTTTGTTTTGGCAATCCAGCCAAGGCTTGTATTGCTCGTTGAGCGCCGGCCACACCTTCGTCACTGAAGATTAGATCTTCAGGGTGATCAATACGTGCGCTTTCGGTTAGGAATTCAAATGCTTTCATAGTGTCAGTAATATCTGTGGCATCATTTCACCTTCGGGTGCTAGTACGTATGTAGTGTTTATTTTGAGCTGTCCTTCCATCTCACTGATAAAGGTAAAGTACTGTGCAGTACGTTTAGGAACACTCAGCATCAATATGCCGTCAAATCCAGAATAGGCTTTGTAGTTTGAAAAGCCTGTCCAAGCAACAGCCTGTTTGATTTCTTCACTAGTGCCTTTGAGCAGTGCATTAGCATACATGCTGTTAGTCACATGAGTAAATGTGCTGTCTGCCATTAACTGGCACAATGGTTTGAGTGCTTTGGGGTTTTTCTGTTGTATGTAACTACGAACAGCAAGCCAATCAGTTGTGTTGATACGTCCCCCAGCAGGCATTGGCATGCCGCCTGATGCTGTTTCAATTGCTTTTTTAATTGCCATCATGTTCATGTTGGCCTTGCGAGGATTGATCCAACGAGCACCCTTTTTTTGTTCTGTTTTTAGTTCAACAAAACCCACACCATCAACTTGCAGGTCGCCGCCGCCAGACTCTTGTCCTGTAAATCTAATCTTGGGGCTCAGGATACTGAATGCCAATTCAGCAGGACCAACTCCTTGCTTGATAACAGGCACCAGATTATCAAACACACGTTGTGGAAATCCCTGTGTCACAAATACATTGTAGTTTACTTTGTTTTTGCTAAACAACTGCTCGAGGTCAATATAGCCATTGGCGTAATTCTCAGCAAATGCCATCTTTTCATCCACAGTGCCTTCCGTGGTAATGATAACTTGAGCAATAGTTTTTAACATGCTGCCAACGTCTTGGTCCTTGTTCAGTGCTGCTGTGAGTCGAGAAGTTAAATCATTGGATTTTAGTGTGGTGTACACACGATGTAACAATGCTTCGTCATCAGTTTGTTTTACCAATCCTGTGACAATGGCTTTGAGTTGTCCTGCGTCTTCTGTAACGAATTCTTTTGCTTTCATATGCTTATTTAACCTACAAAATATTTCTTAACTTGTTCCAGTCCAGTGAGTATCTTCTCACGGTCTGCATTGGCTCGTGCAACAGCATCGGGTGTTTGTGCTTTGTCACGCTTTTTGCCGGCCACATCAATCATGGCTTTTTCTTGGTAGCGTTGCCAAAACTTGTTTATAAAGTCCTGTGCAGAATCAAACTCAGCCAGGTCGCCTTGCCCAAACATGTTGTTCATTTGTGCGCTGGCCGCAAAGCCTTTGATGCCGTTGACCAATTTGCTGATCTTCACATCTGTTGTGTCATTGCCCGGAAACTGTTTGAGCTGGGGTGCAATTTTTGGATCATGTACTTTTTGTCGCTGTGCCAGGTAACGGAACACATCAACAATGAATGTCTGTGGGTTGGTACTCACTGTCACAGTCTGTGTGCCCTTTTGTTTACTAAACGGCACACGTTGACTGTCTACCACTTTCAACTGTACACCTGCATGCTGTATGCTCATGTCCAGCAGTTCACCAAACACTGAAAACATGTTGCCATGTAGCGAACCTTTGACACCACGTTCTGGTGTCACACGGCTGGCACCCCAGTCACGCATCTTTTCTTCGTGCCACATAAAATCCACTTGCACGTATGCATCTGAACCAATCTTTAGGATAGGATGTCCTACCTTGCTTTCGCCTGGATGTATGTAACTGGGATTCTGTGTTTTGACAAATTCGTCTGCTAGTCCGTTCCAGTAGTTGGTAAACTGTCCGTAACTAGCGCCTTCAACTTCAGGTCCAATCATTTGTAGATCAATGTCACCATACACCTTGTCCGGATTGTCGGCTTGGTCTGCTTCATGGTGCGCACTGCTTCCTGTGGGCCGGCCCATGGCCACTGGTGCAATACCTTTGGCTTTGAGATAACGATTGAAGTCTGCAACAAACTGTTGTACCACACCCAATGCAATCTTGACCACAGCCGGTTTGATAACAGTACCTTGCGTTACAGTACTGTCCCAACCACCTTCACGCAGGAATTCTGTTGCTCTCATTTATCTTGCCAGTATGCTTTGCATTTGACGGAACCAGGTAGGTGATCCTTCGTCAAGTTTCTTGGGCAAGGTAATTAATCCTTTGGCTTCATCGTCACGTGCTTGTGCTAGTTTGGCTTCCTTTTGTGGATCATTTTCCAGTGCTCGCATGATGCTTTTGACTGAGTTAAGATCTTCACCTGACGCACGGGGATTCAGCAGGGCCTTGGCCACAGCGTCTCTGTCACGGGCCACAACTGTGTTGTCTTCTCTGCGCAGTAGCTTGGCACCAAATGCATCAAACTTTAGTCCCAGTGCTTTGCCAATTGAGTTCATCAAGATAAAGATGGGCTGACCTTTGAAGTCAGGATCTGCATAACTGTCACGTGGACCATGCTGGTGATAAGGTGCTACCAGTGCGGCATCATGTATGACCATGACATCCACTTGTGCCACTGCATCCTTGTAAGGAATACCAATGCTTACGTTGTTGCCATTGGTTTTGGCTTCAATGCCTTTGCCACGAAAGTATGCCTCCAGTGCTTTTTTAGCACTCAGCACAGGATTTTTGTCAGCTTGTGTTTGAAACAAAGCCACAACATCTTCTGCTTCTACCATGACATCAATGTCGCCTGACTCTATTTTGTAACCTGCTGAGCCAATGTCTGTTTGCATACGCTTGAGCAAGTCTGCAGGTATGGCTTTTTTAGCAGCCGCAACAATGGCGGCCACATCTGCTTTGGCTACTGGAATTGAAGTTGGTATGGCGTTACCGCCTTCTAGTAGGTGTTTCATTTCAATCGCTTTTTAGATTTGTGTAGGTCTGCTTCCAGTAGCTTGCGGAACGCCGCGTACTTTTTGCTTTCCACTGTGGCAAATGCTGTGAGCAAGATGTCACGTAACACACCACGCACTTGTGGAACCATGCTTCCATCTGCTTCTTGGAACTGTTCAAATGCATCTCTCAACTGTTTCCAGTCTTTGATTAGTCCTGTACCTGGTGCCGCTGTGCCTGTAGTATCTCCACCTGGTGCAGCCACGTTGGCATCTGTGGCAGGATCTGTAGCAGGTGCTCCTGGAGCAGGCACACCCATGTCTGTAAATGTTTTACCAATGATATCATCGCCAACACCTGCATCACGCAATACTTTGGCAATTTCTTCGCTGTCAGTTGGACTGCCTGCGGCTTCCCATGCGGCTGTTAGATCTGCGGCTGTGGTTTTTGTTGTGAGTCCCTTGGCTTTGTTTGCCAACCAAGAGGCACCCTTGCCCAGTGCTTGGCCAATGCCTGCTTCTGTTAGTCTAACTCCGCCACGTGGCTTGCTGATCATTTCGTTCAACATCCACATGCGCACAGTTAGATCACGATCAATGTATTCATTGGTTTGACGTGCGGCCATCTTTTGTTTCAAACTTTGACGCTTGGGCGCAGGTGCAGTAGGCGCTGGTGTTGGTGTTGGTGTTGGTGTTGTTGGGGCAGGTGCTCCTGGAGCGGCCGGTGCTTCTCCTGCACCGCCTGCGGCTTGACCTGCTGTGGCAGCGCCTGCTGAGGCCGCAAGATTGGCAGCGCCGTTGATTGCAGTGAATGCAGAATTGACCCATTCAATTGCTTGTTGTTGCTGTGCGGCTACCAATTGTAGTCCGTCAATGTAAGCAGGATCTTTCATTTGTCCCACAAGACCAGCAAATTGTTTGTATGTGTCATACATCGCTGACGTGTCTCCGCCTGGTGTGAAATCTTGAGCAAGGCCACTGAATTGGTCCCACAAGTCTCGTAGTTTTGCTATGTCTTCAGTTTTACCTGCAATTTGAATTCCTCTTTCAAATCCTGGCATGCCCGCAACGCCAACTGAATCACGCATGATGTTTAACTTTTCCACGCCTTCGCCGGCGCCTTTCATCACACCAATTTGTGCAACTAGATCCTTGCCAAGGTCTGCTAGTTTGGCAGCACCTGCGGCAGTGATACCTGCAACTAGGCCAGCAGTGGCCCCGCGGCCAATGGCAGTTGAAGCTTTTTGTCCTTGTAGCAGTCGGTCAGCAATGTTCACAATACCCACAGCAACGGCTGTGCCTGTACCAACTGCCAGTGCGCCTGCAGTGATACCACCAGCGGCAGCAACACCCAGTGCGGCAGCAACAGAGCCGGCAATGGCCAACAAGAACTTGTGTAGGTTAGGACTGCTTTTTGCAAACTCGCCGTACTTGGCCAGCTTGGCAGCAATGTCCGGATACTTGGCAGCAATCTTGCTTTTGATTTCTTCAAACTTGGCATCAAATTTTTCAACTGGCCCGCTACTTTGTAGCATGCCGCCAAACTTGTTGAACCATACATCGCTGATTTTGTCTTTGGCGGCACCAACTGCATCCACACCTTTGCCCAGTGCAGTGCGGTTTGTTTTTTCAACTTGACCAAATAGTTGTTGAATTTGGTCCGGAGTCATTGCGGCTTCGATCAAATAAGGATGGATTTCCTTTTCCCACTTGACAAAGTATGGGTCACGCAGGCCAAGAGATTCAAACAGACCTTGTTTGTTATTAAATTGTTCTAATCTCATTTTGCTAGTTTCCCTTTAATCTTCTTACTTTCGTTAAAGTATTTTTGCTGTAGCGTTGGCTTGGCAGGTGGTGGCGGTGGTGGTGGTGGTATTGGGTTGCCAAATTTATCGTTTGTTGTTTTAGGCAGTTGATTGCCAGCAACAACACTGGTGCCACCTGTACGCATCCACATGTCTTTAAGCACTTCTACCATGCGTGGGTCTGATATCAGCTGATATGGTTGTGTCTGTGCGGCTGTGTATTTGTCCCACTCTGCTTTGAACAGTGCAGGGTCTTTGAATAGTTTAGCAGTTGGATCAACTGTTGCGCCTGCCGGTGCTGTGTTACCTGCTGTGTTACCTGTTGTTGCTCCACCAGGTGTGGGTACATTACCAGTGGTATCGCCGCCCGGTGTGCCTACATTACCTGCTGGGCTGCCTAGTGCGGCTGGATCTGCACCGCTTGCTGGAGCACCACTGCCACCTTCAAACTCGCCTGCCATGTGCAAGCCAACTGCTTTGCGCAGATAGTTGTTCACAGGGCCAGCACCAACTCCTGTTAGCGGGCCCATTGCTTGTGTGATAACGCCCAGGTCCTTCTTAAAGGCTGCGGTGCTGAACCATTTGAGCATTTTTTGCTGATAAACGGCAGCATCATTCATGGGCTGACCAGCGGCATTTTGTGCGGCCACTTGCTGTTGCCAAGCCGCCATCAGCTTCTTGGTTATTGAGTCAAGCTGTGCATTTCCAGCACTGCGATCCATTGCTTGGCTGGCTGTTTTGATAGGGCTAGCTATGGCTCCTGCTACTTTTTTGGCAAAGTCCAGTGGACCTTCGTTTAGGGGTTCTACATCTTTAATTTTCATGATTTCGCAGTCTCCTGACTCCACGTTGGAATTTGGAGGGGTCCTGCGCACGTATGCTGTTCAGCAGTCGACGTTCTAGTTCGCCAGCTGAATCATCATCGTAGTTTTCGCGAATGAGCTTGAGTAGATTTATAGCGGCTTCAATCACATGATCGGCACGGCTTTCAACCAAGCTAGCCATGTCTTTTTTGGCCAGCATGTTGTCTAATTCGTCTAACAGGCTACGGGTTTTCTTTTGCAAGACCAGACTCCAATATATCAACTATTTAGCGAAACCGTGTAAGACCTTTTATGCAAACAATTATTAACACAAGGCGCTAGCAGACCTTGCTCGATAGTTGAATGTTTCCATGTTTGTTCAACTTTATAGAACCACTGTATAGCAGTTTCTAACCCAACTTCTAATGCATTGTTGTGTACGCCGTTAATTAACTTTTTAACGTCCGGTAATCCAATGATATCACGCGGAAATGAACCTGTATAGCAACATGGATATACCTCTCCGTTGGCAGCTAAAAATATAATACCAGCTTCTTTAGTAATACAATAAAGATTAGTTTGATATTCTTTGGGCCATGCTTCTAAAAATACCGGCGACACTGGCTGCGGTGGCTCTGTTCCTTCCTGCATTTGTTTGGCACGATTGTATATTTCTTGCCTAGCATCTTCCCATGATGCATTGGCTGCTGGTTGCTCAAATATATCTTTTACAGGTTTTAGATTGCTTTCTTTTATCCAAATCACACGACCATCTTTGTACACACTAGGAGCATTAGTGCCCCGCACAAATTGAGGAATTTTGACTCCAGAAAATCCCAACTGCTTGCTTAGTTTAATACAATCACGAATCTGATGTTGGTTGTGTTCAAACGGAATAAATTGCCAGTACGCCGGTCCACCGCCTTGTATGTATGCTGTGGCGTTTTCAATTATCTTGTGCCAACTCGTGCCGCGTCGATATATTTCATGAGTGTCTTCTAATCCATCCAATGCAAACCAAACATCAAGATGCCCTTGTGCAACATTGGCCAACTGTTTCCACCAGTCAGCTGATCTCATGCTACCGTTGGTACTAAGACGCATGTGTAGATTGGGATTAACTGTTCGTATGTAGTTGATTATGGGCAGAAAGTCTTTTGCAATCGCAGAATCGCCCAAGTTACCACAGAACATAATATGATCCAGCTGCCTTAGGAAATCATCAGTGAAAATAGTTGCAAATTGATCCAGTGACATGTCATAGTCGGGTAAATTGGGTATTTCTTCAAGCCCAAATATATTACGTTCGCAACCAGGACACTGTGCTTGACAGCGAGTGGTTAGCTCGACCTGTACTATTCGTATATTCTGATATTCAATCATGTGCTTTGTGTTTTCAGTCCAGCCAGCATTTGTTTCAGCTTGTTGCTTTGTACGTCTGCTTTGATTGGCGTAATTTCTCCTGTGCCAGCATCCACGTGCTCACTGTTGGGCATGACCCTACTGCTACTTTTGATCTGATCCATGATAACAGATGGCCTGCGGCTGCTGTCTGTGTTTTCATCGGCACCGTTATCTGTGATACGCATGGTTTCAATGTTGTATTCTAGATCAATTTTTTGTCCAACACCTGTTGAACTACGACTTTTCATACACTGTATCTGATAGCGTCCACGTTCACGCATGGCACGACTTGTGAAAATACCAAAAACGTTATCTGCTGTGTTGATTTTACTGATACCACCGGAGATATGACTGTGATCAAACTCTACTTCTTCTACTGCACTACGGTTCAGCTGACTTGCTGTTACCATCAAGATACCCAGCTCTTTGGCCAAGTTACGCAGTTCTTCACTCACATACTTGTCCTTCACAAACAAATCGTTGGGACTAACCTTTGCACTCACAGGCATCAGCAAGTCCAGGTAGTCAATCATGATAAAGTCTACTTTTTTACCTGATTGAATCTGGAACTCTTTCAAAAATGCACGAATGTCATTGATGTTGCTCTGTGCCGGCAAGGCCTTGACCTGATAGCTACCAGTCTTTTTGCCCACCATCTTGACTTTAAGTGTAGCGGTGTCAATATCCTTGCGAATATCCTTGGTGCTGGTACTGGTCAGCATGGCATCGGTGCGCAAACTTGTGAGTTCTTCTGACAGTTCCAAACTGATGTAAACACCGTTTAAGTTCATTTGCAGCCAGTTCAAGGCAATGTTCATCATGACCAAACTCTTGCCTGAGCCCGATCCACCAGCAAAGATGTTGAGTTCGCCACGACTGAATCCGCCGTATAGCAGTCTATCCATTTGTGGCCAGCCAGTGCTTACTTGCCCGCCCGAGTTGAAGTATTTGTTAATGCGAGCCGCAGGATCATAAAAGTAATCCGTGCCCAGGTCTTTAGTAAGTGATATTTGTACCGCATCTTTGATCAATTTCTCCACAGGGTCATAGTCACCCTTTTCCAGCAGGTCTGCTGCCGCCAGGATTGCACGTTCTAGTTCTTGTCGCTTGGTAAACTGTTCAAACTCTGTCATGAACCAGCTGTAGTGGCTTTCGCTTAGATCCGGCACTGCTTTCAAGTCCACACCTGTTACTGCGGCCACTTGTTCCTTGGTAGGCAACACCTTGTGATCATCGCTGTGTGTTTTGATAAACTCTGCCACTGCCCGTAGACTGCGATCAAAGTTCTGTGGATTGTAGATGTTCTGCACACGCACGTAACTGCCTGCGTCTTGCAACATCATTTCTAAAAATAGTCGTTGTAGGTCGGGTGAATATTCTTTGCTCATAGTCTCGGACAATTATATGTACAATAGCTGGGTGCTGTTTGCTCAATGCTGTTGTAAAAATTCTGGGTTGTTGTTAATATTTCGCTGATGGTATTTTTACTTATATCGTACTGAGACTTGTTCTTATGGAACTCGCTCTTATAGTAAAATCTATAGTCGCCAACATAGCAACAGGGCGTGTAAAATCCTTCAGCAGATATGTAGTGTTGATTATGCACTTTTTTGCACAAAGGGTCAATCTCTACAGCAGTCTGTTTGTGCCACATTGTTATGGTTTGCTCTCTTGCACCGGTGTGCCCGGTGGGCCGCAGTGGGTCTTCTTCGTCCCACCTGTCACTGGGTGTTATTATAAATTGATCTATGCCCAAGTGCTGTGACAGCTCACGTGCTGATTCAATGTCATGTTCGTTGAATGCAAACGGAATATACTTCCATTGTGTGGTTGCTGAGCTGTTGCGCATGGCCAGCATGCCTAGTTCAATTGATTCCCAGTCTGCATTTACCCTGTACTGAGTAAAGTTAGTAGGCAGGCCATCCACTGAGAATGCAACAGAATCCTGTGCTGTCAGCAGTGATGCCAGAGTGTTCCACCATTCCTTGGTGCGGTAACTGCCATTGGTTGTGATATGCAGTCGCGCACCACGATCATGTATCCATTGTATCAGTTCAAACAATTGATCATAGTAGATGGGATCACCTGTGTTGCCGCATAGATCAAACTCTTTACCCGCAAGATCAATATCCATGAATTGATCTAGTGCAGACACACTCAGTTGATGATTACGCCAGGCCCGTGGAAACTGTTCTATGAACTTGGTCCTAGCACATCTAGGACACTTTAGTGTACAGATGTTTGTGGGTTCAATGTGAAATCCAGTCAGCTGATCAAGCATTTTTCTTCTTCATTAGTTCAATTTTCAATCTGCTTTTTTCAACAGAGTCCAGAATACTTTTTATCACAAACAGTTTGCCGTACTTGACCACTGCTTGGTTTACATCTTTGCAGGTTTCGCGCCACACAGGAAAACTCACTGACCAACCGCAGTCCACAGCGGTGTCGATCAGCTGGGCGCCGGGCCATACTGTTTTGCCACGCTTGTCCACATGCCGATCAAAGTCTGGCACCACAATCACTTCGCGAGACAAGTTGTCAATTATGTCAATTTGTGTTTCGCTAGGATGTGATCCTAGCACAGCCACACCGTCAATGCTCATGGCATCAAACGGTCCTTCAACTATGATCACAAACTTGGCGTCAGGCAAT